ACGCCATGAATCAGCCTGTCCATCGTGATGTAAGCGCTCTGCTTCTTATCGGCTTCAATCAGGCTAGCGGCTATCTGCATCTGGTACTGCGGCGGTCGTCCGGTGCCGAGATAGAACGAGCAAATGTTGTCAGGAAATTTCTCCACCCATTCCTGAGCCAGTGACGCGAAGCCAGGAACAGGAAGCGCATCATCTTCAACAATCACCACCCTGCAATCCTGCTGGCCTGCCCATTCGATGGCACGGCGGTGATTCCAGTTCGCCCCGCTGCCCTCTTCATCAATCAGCAGGTGAGCATCCAACGATTCAGCCAGGCGCATAGCCATGTTGCGGCGGGAGTGGTGGCCGACAACCACAATCATTATTTGTGCTGCCACCATGCGAACTCCTTGCCTGTGCCATTAGTCTTGAAAACGGTATGCACTCGCGGGCCGGTAACCAGCTTGTCGCGCTGCTGATAACCCACTATGCCGAAAGCGATCATATCGCCAACGCATGGATTGCCCTTCTCTTTGCCCCAAAACCTGTTCGATTCAGTGCGGTACCAGATACGGACGATCGCATGCGCGTATGCCATCACATCTTCACGTGTGCCACCGAGCAGGCCAGCGTTAAGCATCAGGTCATTACGATGTGCGGCGATGAACTCAGCGTAAGGCCGCTCCGGGTGATTGGTAGCGGCCCATGCGTCAGCGTAGGTCTTTGGCTCCGAACCGACATACAGTCGGCCAGGCTCCATCTCTTGCCACGGTTCACGCAGCATCTCAACGTCAGTGCCATCAGTGCACCATACGAAATGATATTCAGGATGATCGCGAAGATGCTGCCAGATATGAAGCCAGCGGCGGAAGTAGACATTCATCTTCACGTCAGGAACGAGGCATAGTTCGGCGTCAGGTGGTGCCTTGTCCAGTTCATCAGTCAAAACAATGCGGCCACAACCACGCAAAGATGCCGACCACTTAGCCAGCATGTCAGGTGATGCGGTCATTTTGTTACCGCGCTGCGGGTCTGGCTGACTGGTCAGCAGTATAGTGATAACCACATTACGCTGGCTGCGATACTCCGCATATCCGGCATAACCACTTTCGCGGCGCTCGTTGTGAATCTCCACGTTGCGCTTAACCAGCGCTTCCCGGTCTGGCTTCGGTACTGACCGGTCAACCGCTTCATGTTCGTCCAGTGAGTAAATCAGCTTTTCAGAGCCAGCAACGTCAGCGAACGCCCAACTGGTTAATCCTGCGTTGTGAATGCGTAGCGCCAGATCAGAGTGTTCGTACATGCCACGCCCGTAAATCGGGTCGAAGCCACCCACCTTCTCAATTGCTGAGCGGTGGTAGTAAAGCATCACGCCGCGCTGCCCTGTGTAAGCGATGTGCTTATCGTCCTGGTACAGTACGGCGAGGTCTTTAAGCTTACGTGGGCCAGCCAGGTCAAGGAACTGGTAAGCGAGATGCGGCTCGGGTGAATCGATGTAAGGCTGTTCCCATCCACCAGCAATAGCGTATGCATCGTCATCCCATAGGAAGAGGTGTTCACACCCTGCATCAATCAAAGCCTCGAGGCTGGCGTTCTTTGATGCGACAATTCCGCGCGATGTTTCACTGCGGATCAGCCGTACACCATCAGGCACCGTAACGGGCTTTGCCGAACCATCATCGATAACAACCACCAGCGCACCAGCTGGCAGATACCGGAGCTGATGCTCCAGCGCTTTATCCAGCACCGCCTGCCTGTTATGGGTGGTGATCGCTATTCCGATACCTGAGTTTTGCTTAGCAAGCGGAACATATGCAACGCCGTTGATCACCACTTCCATATTTACTCCAATAAAAAAGCCTCCATATAGGAGGCTAGAAGTATTTAATTTGGTATTAATTTTTATCTAGAGCAGCTTGGATAGCATCAGCTGCGTCACTAACATCATTTTTTATATTTAGGATAGTCAAATGCGACGGCGCATGTGATGCAGATGTTTTAATGATTTCTAAAACTGCTGCAACTGCTTTTTCGCGCTTTATTTTTTCATTTTGCTCTAATCCATGTTTATCGTGAAAATAGTTCTCTAGCATCACAACCTCATTCCTAAAAAGTGAAACTATACATTACCGTTATGATTGAACTTAGTGAAGAAAATTTGATACTCCCGGTTTCTCATCGCTTCACAGATTGGCTACCTTTATCACTTGGCGGAGAGTTCATCGTCAGGCCCACTCGCAAATGGGCCTTGTGATGCTCACCAGTTCCAAGTGAGGCTGATGTGGCTGAAAAGCCAGATAGCGGCCTCAATAGCTCCCCAGCCAACAATCGCGCTAATGACGCACAACACAATTACTGCTCCAGTCATGTCGTACATTTCATTCACCACCTTTTCGGGTTTGTTCAATATCTCGGATGCCAGCCAGTTGGCTGTTGGCCTGGTCAATCGCAGTTAGCAGCGGGTCAATCCATAGCACCGCCTGACAGTACGTCAGGGTGCCGGGGGCAGAGGCGCTAGGACTGGTGCTGTCAGCGATGCCGGGATCGGCGTGCATTGCGCTGGAACGTAGACGAATCGTGTAGTCGAGCAGCCTGCCAGCGATAGCAGCAGGCACAGGCATAGCACAGGTCGGCTCATTCTTGAGGATGGTGCGATACTCAATTTCTTTCTCCTGCGCCTTGCCTGTCAGCGTCACAGCATGTTGCTGCTGCCTGTCAGCTATCTCATTGAAGCGGTTAAACTGGAACGCCTGGGTAGCGATTACAGCACCCTGCTGGTCGTTGTCGCGTTGCAGCTGCTGATTTGCCTTTACCTGACCGTTGTACTGGGTGTGGTAATGCCCTGCTAACTTCGCCATGCCGACGCACAGCAACAGCAGAGCAGCCACCAGCACCACTCGCCAGTTGTTTGCCAGCCACGTCATACCAGCACCGATTTAGCCAGGCTGTAACGCGCCGCGCGGTCTGCTAACCCGTTATCGCCACCGTTTATGATTTTTGTGCAGCTCGGAACAGAGTTAACCCAGTTCAGGCAACCTTTTGAAACAAAGAACCATGCAGCTGACCGCGCCGCGTTCTGGTCCAGCTCAATTAGTTCCGGGTTACTCACAAGGTCGACCTTAATGCCGTTACCCGTGGCCCGGTAGTTATCGAGAAAGGTGGTCTGAATTAACCCGCCGCCGCGATACTTCCAGCCATCACCCGCTAGCTTATTGCCGAAGCGCTTTTGATAGACCAGATTGGCGATCGCTTTCTGCCGCTCTAAAGACAATGGGCTCTCTCCTGGCTTACGACCAAGCGTGATAGCCTGGTCACGGGTCATGCGCGCCGGGTAGAACGTCACCATTAAAGCCTGGACGCTGTACTTGAAGTTCTCGCGGGTCGCCCTGAAGCTGTTGGACTCATGCCCCACCTGCGCGATGAACATAGCCTGCGCCAGCGGTGAAGTAATGCCGAATTCAGCCATTGCCGCATCAATGTGCGGATGCCAGCGCGCGGCAAGTTCGGCGCTGATGCCAGCCGCCCGTTGGAATTGGTTCAGGTTCATTGTGGTCTCAATACGTTAAGTAACCGGGCCACATTCCCCCGGGACCGGAAGACAGCGGCGCAGATTATGAGGTTAATGAGAACGACACCCCATCCAGGTGAGCCGTAGCAGTGATAGAAGTACCGGAACGGCACCGAGGCATACGCGAGAATTAGCAGGTATGCCAACCATGAGGCCCACCAGTTATGCCGCGCTCCCGACTTACGAAATAACATGAGCCGGATGACGATGGCAGAACAGGCCAGTACGTTTGCAACCAGTAGCGGATCATTTGTTGCCATTGGCTCCTCCTCTCCAGCGCTGGAACCAGTTAAGCGGGTCCTGCTCAAAGATAAAGGTCAGCGTCTTAATCGCTATAGCAGACAGAAGAACCGCCCCGAGAGAGTCGAGAGGCTTGTCGCTATAGCCAGACCACTGAGCCAGCTTTGAACCCATCAGGCCCGAACCGTATATCCCAACGATGTAAGAAACGAGAAAATAGGCTGCACGCCGTGTCAGGCTTAGGTCAGCTGCCGTGGCCACGTAAAACACTGCACCAGCAAATGCACCGAACACGACACCATAATCAGTACCGGTTATCAGTCCAAACACGCTGGCCCCGGTTACCGCAGCCGTGGCAACAATGCCCCCTGATACCGGATCGGACATTCCGCCCCCTTATGCTGTGTCCTCTCAACGATTGAGGGGCAATAAAAAGCCCCGGCGGTTGCCGAGGCTGGAATCTTATGATGTAAGCGTTGTGTCTAAGTGACCACTCTTACCATGTTGACAAGAAAATTGCGTACGCATTAGCATTTTGATAGATTCATGCTTGCAAAACCAGCGATTAAAATTTTCCTCAAGAAATTGCTTCTTTTGGCGATAATCCTACTTGCGTTCGGTGTTAAGTCATCGTGCGGTAGCTATGCTACAATTCTGGAATGGATCAGCCGTACCTCAAGTACTGCAGGTGTGAAAAATGAAATACTCCCTTGTTTTACAACAACTTAACATAGTGTGGGTTGGCCCCCTCAGCCCCTATCTCTTCACGCCTTTTTGGTTTGAAAAATATGAGCTATTGAGAAAGGAAGATATCGATAAAGCTGAAGTAAAGCTGAACCATAATTCTATATTTATTGACTTTGGATGGGTGGAAATTACTGCAAATTTAAATAGAATCTCTTTCCAATTGACTAAGAGTGGATTGGAAATGGCTCTTTCAGACTTGGTAAAATCAGTTATAACATTACTTGATAATAACACCACTATCGCCATCGGAATAAACACAAACTACATTTATAAATTTGAAAATAGAGACGATTGGCATAAAATTGGCGATGAGATTTTACCTAAAAATATTTGGAAGGAAACTAATAAGTCTAAATTAATATCTGAAGATTTAGGGTATCACTTTGGAATGAAAAAAGTAGTTCTCGAAATTGCCAACCTCAGAACCTCATTTGATAAAGGAAGGAATTTCGAAGAAAAAATAAATGTAACAATTAACTCACAACCTAATATTGATGATTTGGATTATGGCATTCAAGTAAATTACAACCATGATTTGAAATGTATAAATGAAAGTCATGGTTTGGAACTCACCAAAAAAATCCCCCAAATTTTAGATCAGCATGTCAAAAACGCAATATCTAATGATATTGAAACTACTCAATCGTTGTTTGATAGGATTTTAACATGAGTGTAATTCTTGACATTGAAAATGAATATTTTGAAGAGTCAGGTAACAGAGCTGAAACCTTAGTCAATAATAGCTCGCTAATTCCAAGAGCCAATAAAAGAGAAAACGTTAAAGACGTAATCAGAGAAAATAATAGTAATACTTGGATTGATGCAATTGAATTACCAGAGCCTAATCGTAACCCTTTGTTATCAATGGGGAATACGGTAGTAGGTGGTATTTCAGACTTTAGACCTAATGGCTTAACGATTGAGAAAGGAAAAAAAGGTGAGTTTTACCGAAGAGTACAACAAGCCCTAGCTATAAAGACAGCAACTCTGACAAAATATCTAGATGCCTATGGAGTTATCCACTCTTTCGAAAAAATCAATAGATACAGAACTACTATAAATGCTAGAATTTATGATGTTGTTAATAACGAATTCATTGACGATATTTCTTTTGATTCAACTGAATTCAGTGAAAGCGACCAGAAGAAACTAGTTGAAAATGCAATATTTTATTGGCATGTAGGTTGTGAAATTACTTTTACTGGGAAAAAAAGGGACGTATCAGAATTCCGCTTGCGTCGAGTAATTAATAAATAGAATCTTGGTGTTTTGTGCTGCAAAATAACTTCAACTGTGAAACGATAATTTTCGGGAAAGGTGTTGGCGAATCAATCTTGATGAAATTATCCAATAGCGAATGGATGATTGTTGATTCATGCCTCAATGATAAAAAAAAACCAGCCGCATTAGATTATTTATATTCTGTGGGTGTAGATCCAATCTCAGACGTTAAGTTGATCGTAATCAGTCATTTTCATAATGACCATATTTTAGGCCTTTCTGAAATCATAAGCATTTGTGTTAACGCTAAAGTAGTAATAAGCCATGCACTTAACACAAAGGAATTCAATAGCTATCTTGAAAGTATTATCAAGAGTGATCCTGTTGAATCCCAAGTAACAGAATTAAAAAAAGTGATGGGTAGTTTTTCAAGCTTAATTGAACAACATAGGCTTGGTCGCGCTCAGTCAGATTTATCATTATATCGTAGTTCCGCAGGTGTAAGTGTTACAGCTCTTTCACCATGTGACAATGATATTAATGAGTCAGACGTTGCTTTTGCCAACTTACAAAAAATAGACAAAAATACTAGCAGCACCCCTAAATCCGCTAGTATAATTAATCCAAATAACTATTCTGTAGTATTACGAATAAATCGAGCGGGTTTTAATGACGAAATTTTGCTTGGTGCTGATCTTGAAGTTAGAAATAATGGTGGCTGGGAATCAGTTTGCGAGTGTATAAACAAACCCGGTTTGAATGTAAGCAATATTTTCAAAATACCTCATCATGGTTCTGATAATGGATATCATGAAAGAACATGGAAAGAAATTATTTCCGCCAATCCCTTTTGCATTCTAACCACATATGACTCTGGCAAATCTCCACTGCCTAAAATCGAGATGGTAAACCTATACAAGTCACTGTCAAATAACGTTTTTTCTACCACAACCCCAAAATCATCAGTTCCTTTAAAAAATGAAGGTATAG